CGCGCCGGTCAGAGTTGCGGCAAACGGATTCCAGATACCAGATGCGAAACTTACGAACGGCCCAGTAATCGCAGCAGTGATCTGCCCTGCGATACCGCCCATAAACCCTGGCAAGCCGCCAAGTCCGAGGGTCAAACTGGCCTGCCAAGAGGTAACGAAAGTTCCAATGTCTACAAAGACTGCCTTGAAGGACTCGGCAAATGCCCCCATGCCACTGGACATGCTCAACCAGATCAGACCACCCGTGTTTGCCAGCAGGCCACTGATTGTGAGGGGCCATGCTGCAATGTATGCAGTCAAGCTCTGGAGCAACGTCAATATCTGAAGAACGAGGAACTGGAAGGTGACTTGAATACCAGCCCATACGGTTTCGCCAAAGGTCTTGAGAGATTCAATGGCGAAGATTGCAAGGTTGCTGAACCAATCGTTGATCGGTTGCAGGGTAGCTACCGCTGAGTCAACAACAGATGACAGCGCCGTTGTGACCGTGGAAGACATGCCGCCTGAATCAGGTGCAGATGGAGCCGCAGACATCGAAACGCCGGACGAGCCGCTGGAGATAATGTCCATCAAACCAGACTGAACGAGCAACTCTTTAGCCCGCTCAGGTTTCGTCAGTGGGATAACAACCTCAGCGCCAGCCTCACCGATTAGTGCGTTAGTCGCTTCGTTGAAGATTCCACCGTCAGCCAACGGGATTAGCGGTATTTCAGGAATCCCCCCAAACGGTTTAGTACCGAAGACCGAGATGTTACGCAGCTTATTGACAAGCTTGTCGTTCACGAAACCAGCCAGTGAATTGAAAATCTTGGCAGCAAAATTACCGACACCACCAGCAGCATCGCCAAGAGCGCCGACCAACTTGGCCGGAATACCCGCAAAGAAACTAACCAACCCCGCAAGAAGTTCGGGGCCTTTTTGTACGACTAGATCAAACCCTGCTCTAGCCCAACCGAACAATGTCTCACCGATAGCACCAAGCGCACCAATGATCTGGCCGGGAATGCCGATCACCCAACCGATGACAGCAGCGAGGATGCCAGGCCCATTCGTTGCGATCCAGTTGAAGGCGAGTGTCACCGCAGTAAGCAAAAGTTGACCAAGACCGGCGAGCAAACCGAGCAGCATCCCTGGAATACTCGAGACCCAGCCCCATAGGGTTGAAAGTATCGCCGGTCCATATTCGACAACTAGAGCGAACGCGAATTGCAGTGCAGAAATGAGCATCTGCCCAAGGCCGAGTAGCAGGTCTATGAGTTTCGCAGGTATCCCTACAAAGAAGTTCAAGAGCAACTCGAGAACTACCGGCATGAATGTCACAAGCGTGTCGAACGCGCCTTTGAGCCAAGGGAACAGGAAGTTCCCTATACCGGCCAATGCACCGACGAGCATTCCGGGGATATTCGCTATTGCCGCAACCAACAAGCCAATGTTTTTGGGTAGATCACCGAACATGGCTAGGAAGACTTCTTTTAGTCCATTGAATATGATTCCGGCGAGGTTCTTCAGTCCGGTCAAGATCAGTCCACCGATTGACATGAAAGCGCCAGCAAGTTCGCGTCCCATGAACTCTGCTAAATCGCCAACCCAGTCCCCCAAGACGGTGAGGATGCCAACCAGTACCACGAACACAACCTTGAATGCACCCACGAGAATGTTTTTCAGGATGGTCGGTATCCTTTTTACAAAATCTTGAAATGCTCTAGCAAGGACCGCCGGACCCTCACTTTTAGCCCAATTCTTTAGACCTTCCAACAGTCCACTGAAGAACCCGATAATAGGATTCTGGTCCTCCCCACCTTTTTTACCTGCCGCCTTACCCTTGTCCCTGTCCTTACCAAAGGTGTCTTGCAGTAATCTCAAAAGCTGTTCTGGCAAGTCCTTCATAAAGTCTAAGAACTCAGGAAGATGCTCAATGAGGTAATCGCCCATGCCTTGAAGCATTCCGCCCAAAGCTTCTCCGCCGTCCGCTATGACACCGAGTAGTGCTGCGGGGAGCATGAAAAAGAAGTTAGCAATAGCTTTGACAACACCCTGAAGACCGTCATAGACCATTGAAAAGTCAAGCTTGAAAATACCCGCAAGGGCAGTTGATAAGCCAGCAATGATTCCGACAACAGCGTTGATAGTCACGGCTGCGGCTTGAGCGACCTCTCCAACTATGGGTAGTTCTCTTATCCCTTCAATATTCATGTTCTTGTAGATGTAATCGCCTACGTTGCCCAACCCAGCAAACGTGTTACCTATCAGATTTAGGGCAGCGGTAACTGTTTCAGTCGTGATCGTAGCGATACCCCTACCGATACCCTCTATGCCACTTCGCAACTTTTCAGCGTCGAATGTAAAGATTCCGGTAAGGATGTCGGCTAGACCGCCACCGGCCTGCGAAAGACCTTTGATCGGCTCTAGGAAAAGTTTGGCAAGGTCACCAGCAATCGGGATGTCTTTTACTTCGTCGAGTGAGTTGGTTATTGCTGTTGGAAAAACTGTGCCAAGCAGGTCTGAAGTGGCTTGAGTTAGACCAGGTACAGTTTCTCTGACTGAGGTCAGTAGGCCCTCCGCAAATTTGTCTGTACCTTCTCTCGTTTTCTTATCGTCATTTTTGATTAGACCTTCGCCTATGTCGGCTGTTGCGCCAAGCAGTAAAAGCGCACTCTTGATCGCACCGGCAATAGCTTGAGCTAACGGCGTGGCGACTTTCGTATCACCGAGCGCAGTGGTGATAGACGCAAACAGGTCATCGGTTACCTGGATTCCGAAATCTGCAAAGTTGCTAGTGAAACTGAATGCCCCACTGAAGACGTTGCCAATCGACTCCGGTAGCGTTTTGAGGTTCTCGGTGAAGTTCTTGAGAGTGTCATCTGCCGCTTTGGTGGCACCTGGAACGTCACCAGTTAGGTAAGCTGTAACGGCCTTGAATCCACCAATGAGTGGCTCGAGCGTGAGTCCTGCAAGATTGTCAAACAGCGCCCTGACCGCATCCCCAAACTTTTCTATAGGCTCTATGCCTTCTTCTATGACAGGGGTTCCATCTGTGAATGCCTGAGCGAACTTCTGGATGTTGTCTACAAAGCCATCAACCAAATCCCTGAACGGTTCAACATCGTCGTATGCGGCCTTGAAAGCAAACCCTATAGCGGCGATTCCTGCGACCACTAACAAAATTGGACTGGTCAGAATCGTTAGGGCTGTGCTGACAGCGAAGATCGCAAAGGCAAGCAAACCCCAAGTGGCAATGATGCCGCCAATGACAACCGCAGCAAGTTTGATTCCGTCGATGACGCGCTGGAGCGTATCTCTGAAGTTTTCAAGTTCCTGTGGACTTAGATTCTTGTACCAATCTTGGAATTTCTTTATGGCCTTAGACACATAGCCAAGGAGTGTGGCTATTGAATCGCCTAGACCCTTCAAGATGTCAGACATCACAGATGACTTCTTGCCACCATCCTCGACCCCATCACCCAACTCTTTGACCGGCTTGAGAAGGTCGGTAATGAGTTTGTAGACATCCTTGACCTGCTTGAACAGCTTGCTCATAGCATCACGGAATTTCTCGGAAGACTTGTACGCGCCGATTAGTGCGGCGGTGAGCAAGACGAATCCGATGAATGCAGGGTTTGCTGCGAGCCAAGCAAACATCTTGACCAGCCCCGCTACACCCTTTGTCAGCGAGCCAAAGATTCTAAAGGCGATGCCGAGTCCACCTAAAGCGAAGATAATTCCCACAATCGCTTTGAGTACCCCTGGAGATTCCTCCATCACTTTGTTGAAGAACAGTGCAACGGCATCAGCGGCATCAGCCATTTTGTTTATGATTCCGTTTTTGCCACCAAGGGCAACGATGGCGATTCCCTCAAGCGAGGACTGGAAGCGCTTGAGGCCACCTTTCACGCCTTCCATCTGCTTCACGGCAATCTCGGCAGCAGTACCGCTGTTAGCCATCTTGTCGCTTAGGTTGGAAATTTCCTTTGCGGGGAGATTCATGGCTTCAACAAGCGCAAGGCCGGATTCCCCGAAGATGTCCAGCGCTTCCGCTGAAGTCAGTCCAGTGCCTTCCAGCAGTCTAAGTACGGACTGAAAGCTAAGAACATCTCCCTCAGAATCGACCAGTGTGCCGTCAAGTTTTCTAGTAGCACCAATCAACGGCAGAATCGCATCGTTGGCTGTTGCTTGCATTGCTTTCTGAAGCTTGTCTTGCGCTTCAACAGTGGAAGCTCCACGCTTTATGAATGAACCAAGAACTGCTGTTGTGTCATCCATGTTGAACTTGAAGTCCGAAACTGCATCAAAGGATGACAGGAATGCGAATCTCAATTCGTCGTGTTGCTTCTTGTTGAACCCAAGAGCTTTTGACGTAACGTCAACTTCTTGACCGGCTTCCTTGTTCCTCTGAGTCATTACCCTCAAAGCCTCAGAGCCTTGGCTCACCAAAGCGAGGAAACCCGGACCTGCGCGTTGCCCCATGAGGGTGATTGCGTCAGCCGTGCCGAATGAAGTCTTCTCTAGCTGCCCAATAATATTTTCTAGTGGCAAAAGTGTGCCTGTGGCATCGTGAGTCACGATGCCAAGTTTCTCGATGACCGCAGCGCCCATCTTTGTGGGCTTCTCGAGCTTTACGATTGCCCCACGCAACGCAGTTCCGCCGATGGTGCCTTTCAATCCAGCATTTGCGAGCCCTCCGAGTGCCGCTGTCGTTTCCTCAAACGAAATCTTTGACGCAGCAGCAACAGGTGCCACGAATTTCATGCCGTAGGCAAGCTCTGACAGATTGGTATTCGTTTTTGTCATCGTTTTGGATAAAACGTCGTTTACCCTCCCGACTTCGCCAACCTCCATCGCGAATGATCTGAGCGTGTCGGCAGCAATTCCCGTTGCCGTTGCAAGATCGAACCCACCAGCAGAGGCGAGGCGCAACGTGCCAGGGATTGCTCTCATAATTTCATTGACGTTGAAACCCGCCAAAGCGAGTTTTGTCATTCCGTCAGCAGCCTGAGCAGCGGTATATTCCGTGTCCCTACCAAGTTTCTGAGCTAACGCATCAAGCTCATCAAACTGTTTGCCGGTTGCTTGAGTAATAGCTCCAACTCGCCGCATTGCGGTATCGAAATTGTATGCAGCCTTCCCACCCAGAACCCCGAATGCGACTGCCGCAATCGTAAAACCACCAAGCGCCTTACCCATAGCGGTTGATTTGGCCGCAACTCCGCCTATGGATGCGCTGACTCCAGCAAGGCCATTGGAAAGAGCAGTCGCGCCCAAGGTGCC